AACCCCAGACAACAGCACAACGTATCAGTTTGTTTACTGGCGCATGCGCCGTATTGATGATGCTGGCGGTGGTGTACGCACGATGGATGTGCCTTTCCGCTTCCTGCCCTGTATGGTGGCAGGTTTGGCCTATTACTTGGCCCTCAAGATTGAAGGCGGCGCTGAACGTCTGCCCGTCTTGAAACAACAGTACGATGAAGCTTGGCAATTGGCTTCTGATGAAGATCGTGAAAAGGCGTCGGTTCGTTTTGTTCCGAGGCAAATGTTTATTGGTAGCGGTACGTAAATGGGCAATCGGTTTGCTTCTGGTAAGAACAGTATCGCCATGTGCGATCGCTGTGGCCAACAGTTCAAATTAACGGCGCTTCGCAAAGAGATTCAGAAGACAAAGATTTATAATCTGCTTGTGTGTGATGTGTGTTTTGATCCCGATCAACCGCAGTTGTTGTTGGGTATGTACCCAGTGGATGATCCGCAGGCTGTGCGTAATCCGCGCAAGGACACAACCTACGTCACGGCAGGCGTAAACGCTAGTGGCAGTCTGACTGGCGGTTCGCGGGATCTTCAGTGGGGGTGGAACCCAGTTGGTGGGTCGAGTAATTTTGATGTTGCACTAACGCCAAATTACTTGGTGGCAACGACATTTGTTGGTACAGTTACAGTAACCGTTACATAGGAGTCTAGTATGGACAAGAAAGATTTAGCCCAAGACAAGAAGATGATTAAGTCTGCTGTCGGCAAGCACGAGAAAAACATGCACCCCGGCAAGAAGCCTACAAAGCTTAAAGCCGGTGGCCCCACAACTGATGACCGTATGCGTTTGGGACGTAACTTGTCTCGCGCTAAAAACCAAACTACAGGTTAACATCATGGCCAAGATTAACAATCTACCCGCTTCTGCATACGCCAAGCCCCACACCATGAGTGGTAAGCCTGTAGGCATCTCTGAGAACCCCGGCACTCCTCCAAACCGCAGCAAACTTGATGCGCACGATGTGAGCGTTGGCAATGTCAGCAAATCTGCTGGTAACGAGACTACTAAAACATCTGGTATCAGGATGCGCGGTACAGGTTGCGCTACCAAAGGTGTGATGTCTAGAGGCCCAATGGCATGAATTACGCCGCACTCAGCGCTGCTATTCAAGCGTACACGGAGAACACGGAAGCAGATTTCGTGGCTAATATCCCTGTGTTCGTTACGCAGGCTGAGCAGCGTATTTACAACTCGGTTCAGTTCCCGTCTATTCGTAAGAATGTGACGGGTGTGACTACAGCAAGTAATAAGTATTTGCAGTGCCCACTGGATTTCTTGGCGGTGTACTCGATGGCCGTCATTGACGCTACCGGCGAGTATGAGTATTTGCTGAACAAAGACGTTAACTTTATTCGTCAGGCGTACCCACAGCCAACAGACACAGGGATTCCTAGGTACTACGCTTTGTTTGGCCCTGCTGTATCTGGTAGTACCATTTCAGACGAGTTGTCGTTTATTCTCGGCCCCACGCCAGATACATCGTATAGCGTAGAACTGCACTACTACTTCTATCCCGAGTCAATCACAGTGGCGGCGGATGGTCGTACGTGGCTGGGCGACAACTTTGATACGGTGTTGTTGTACGGCTCTTTGGTTGAGGCATACACCTACATGAAGGGTGAGGCGGACATGATGCAGTTGTATAACGGCAAGTTCATGGAAGCTCTTGCGTTGGCCAAGCGTCTGGGTGATGGTATGGAGCGTCAAGACGCTTACCGTTCTGGTCAGTTCCGTCAGAGGGTAACTTGATATGTCAATTATCCAGACCCAAACTACCAGCTTTAAAGCGCAGTTGTACCAAGGCATACACGATCTGACGACCGACGTGATTAAGATTGCTTTGTACACAGCTTCTGCTGATTTAAATGAAAACACAACTGTGTACAGTTCGACCAATGAAGTGCCCGCTACAGGTACGTATTCGCTTGGCGGGGCACAGTTAACACCCATCACGGTATCGTCTTCTGGATACACAGCATACGTGGGCTTTCCAAACATCTCGTGGACAGGCGCAATCACCGCAAGATGTGCTTTGATTTATAACGTTACCCAAGGTAACAAGTCGATCGCTGTGCTGGACTTTGGTTCTGACAAGACCTCTACCACCACGTTTACCATCACCATGCCAGTCAATGGCCCAACCACCTCACTAATCCGTTCTTCCAACTAGGAGTTAACATGACTTTAGATAAAATTTCAGCCGCAGATAAATGCGAAGCAGCTACCAGCTACAACACGGCCCCCTCTGACACGGCGACCATTGAAGGCCGCTACGTCGCTGTCTGCTATGACAAAGACGGCAACGTAAAGTGGGAAGACGCTATCGAGAACTTGGTCACAACCGTGGGCAAGAACCTGACTTTGGACACCATTCTTGGTAACTCAGCCGCTGGCGCAGTGGTTATGGGCCTCAAAGGTACGGGTACAGCCGTGATTGCTGATACACAAGCATCACACGCATCTTGGTTAGAAGTCGGTTTAGCTAACGCGCCTACATATTCTGGCAACCGCAAAACCCCAGTGTTCAGTGCTGCGGCTTTTGTGTCTGGCACAACTTGTACAAAGTCAACTTCTTCAGCTTCCTCGTTTGCTATTACCTCAACAGGTACAGTGGCAGGATGCTTTATCAACATTGGCGGTTCTGCAACAATTGACAACACCACAGGAACATTGTTCTCTGCCGGTGACTTTAGTAGCTCTAAAGCAGTTGTGTCAGGCGACACCATTGCAGTTTCATACTCTTGCTCATTGACATAAAATGGCAGGCGCATGGGGCGACGGCACTTGGGGTTCTGGCGGTTGGGGAGGTATTACTGCCTTCGCCGACAGCGTCTCCGAGTCTGCTGCCACCTCAACATTTGAAGCAGTTGCCGCCACTTTTCCGTTATCTGTAGATGAAACTACCGCAACTGCTACCGTTGAAAGCGTTGTAGCCACATTTGCGGGATCGGTTGCAGAGACTGCGGCTATTAGCGAAACGAATGAGGCGGCTACAGGATATACGGCGAATGTAAGCGATACGTCGGCTACGGCTACAGCAGAAACTGTAGCAGCAACTTTTGCGCAATCGGTCAATGAGTCAGCGGCTACGGCAACGGAAGAGTTGGTAGCGGCTATATTCGCAAGGTCTGTGAATGAGTCAGCAGCTACCTCGACAGAAGAGTTTGTTGGAACGTTTTTTAACGCGGATGTTGCTGAAACTGCGGCAAGCACTACGTCAGAGACGGCGGCTACGGATTATTTTGGGCTTGTTGTAAATGAGACAGCGGCGACATCTACGGCTGAGACAGGCGCGGCAACATTTGCTAAGTTTTTGAATGAGTTGGTTGGGGCGGCTACATCTACGGAAACGGCAATTACAGTCTATACACCAACTGTGACGGACACAGCGGCTATTACTTCCAGTGAGTCTGTAAGGAAGACTTGGGAATTAATTGATGACACGCAGGACGCAAACTGGCAGAATATCAACACACTGTAGCCACGTGCTACGTACAGACAGGAGTTTTATATGCCTACAGGCACAACGGGACAACTAGGTTTAGCTTTACCAGTACAAGGTGAGCTTTCCGGCACGTGGGGTAATACGGTTAACAACGCTATTACTGAGTACACCAACATTGCTATTGCAGCTACGTTGACCCTGACAGGTGACGGCGCGGTAACTCTGGCAAACACCACGGGTACTGATCTAGCTACCAACATCACATCTACCTTGACAGGCGCGGGCACAGTTACAGCCCAGTTCGCCATCGTGCGGGTTACGGGTACGCTGACTACAGCCAAAGTAGTAACGGCTCCAAGCTACAGTAAGACATATACAGTGGTCAATGCGGCTACTGGCGGTATCGTGACTTTCAAAGCATCAGGTCAGACCGGTGTGTCCATCGCTGTAGGCGAGTCAGCTTTTGTGTATTTCAACGGCACGGATTATGTGAAGCTTGCAGGAACGGCTACGGCTGGCGCGGCTGCTGGATCAAACACACAGGTTCAGTACAACAGTTCAGGTTCATTGGCTGGTTCGGCCAACTTGACTTTTAGCGGTACTGTACTAGGCGTTGCAAGCGGAATATTTAAAGCAAACGGCGCGCCATCTTTAAGTGCGGCTACGGCTGGTGAAGCAATACTTGCCCCAGAACCAAGTCTTGGTGCACTTCTGTATGGTCAAGGTACAACCTACGATGTAGTTCTTGGAAGCCGTGGCACAAATGTGGCATTGGGTGTGCTTGCTAACTCAACCAATGTTTATGCCGCAGGCAATGTAGGAATAGGCACTGCATCGCCAGCTAATGTCTTAAATGTTAAATCAGGAACGCAGTACAAAGGCGTTCAAGTAAATAACGCTACAAACACGATTGCTGAACTTATTGGTTTTAACGCAAGCAATGAAGCTGGTGGTTTAAAACTTTATAACGCTGCAAGCCCAATAGTTCAAATACTTTCAGATGGCACATCTTTTTTAAATGGTGGGAATTTGGGTGTGGGGACTACAAGTCCTTCAACATTGCTTGATTTAGTTAGATCATCAACATCTGGTAGCGATGCCACAATGCCTAACTTGTTTGTTCGCAATACAAGTGGAACACAAGGTAATGGTTCATCTACTTTTAACCAAGCAGTTGCAATAGTAAGCGCAGGAAATGGTACTGTTGTAGGTGGCATTCGTGCAGCTTATGACTCTGCTGGCCCTTATGGTACTGGGATGCAATTGTATGTAAGTGGTGGTTCAAACGCATTGCAGTTTTTTACCAACAGCGCAGAACGAGTCAGAATAGACTCCGCTGGCACATTCATCATCAAGAACGACTACCAAGAGCAGACATTCACTGCAAACAGTTCTACAGCCATCACGTTGAACATCGTAACCAACGGTACTGACCAAGTCATTACGCTGACAGGAACGGCGACGATTACAATGCCAACTGCTACAGCAGGCAAGTCGTTCTTGTTGAAGTTGAAGACTGGTGCAGGTGGTTACACGGTGACATGGTCAACGGTCAGTTGGCCCGGAGGTACTGCCCCAACCCTCACAAGCGCAGCATCTAAAATGGACATCTTTAGTTTCTTCAGCGACGGCACAAACTGGTACGGCACGACTGTTGGCCAGAACTACACACCATAAGGATTAAATATGTTTGCGGCAGGAAAAACAGCAGGAGCATCCACTCAGGGGCCACCAGACCCGCAATTTAACTACGTTACTATGCTATTGCATGGTGATGGGACTAATGGCGCACAGAACAATACATTTTTGGATAGTAGTACAAACAACTTCACCATCACCCGAAACGGCAATACAACCCAAGGTTCTTTCTCGCCATATGGGTCTAATTGGTCTAATAGTTTTATTCGTTCTGCATCTAGCTACATAACAATTAGTGATTCATCCGCTTTTTCTCTTGGAACAAGTGATTTCACAATTGAGTGTTGGATTTTTCCAACTTTATCTGGCTCAACTCAAGATATTTCTGGGCAAGCAGATTCATCTATCACAACAACTAGCAGGTCATTTTTATTTCAAATAAATGGAGCTGGAAACATTATTGCTGGTGTTTGGTCTGGAAGCACTGGATACACAATAACAAGCTCTTCAGCGGTTTCTTTTAACACTTGGAATCATATTGCTTTTGTTAGGTCTAGTGGAACACTAACTCTTTATATAAATGGCGTTTCTGTTGGCACTTCTTCTATTTCAACAGCATCTGTTAACGATTCATCAAATAATTTGTCAATAGGTCGCTTTGGAGAAAGAAATACAGCATATTATGATGGGTATGTTTCAAACTTTAGAATGGTAGTTGGCACAGCAATTTATACGGGTTCTTTTACCCCAAGCACGACACCCCTAACAGCAATAAGCGGAACTGCTTTGTTGACTTGCGCTGACAATAGATTTATTGACGATAGCACAAACAACTTTGCAATAACAGCCAACGGCACACCAAGCGTCCAACGCTTCAACCCATTTGGTACTTCTACCGCCTACTCCACAAGCGTGATTGGTGGGTCAGGGATTTTTGCATCTGGGAATTGGCTTGATGTATCTGCAAATTCTGCTTTTTCTTTTACTGGTTCGTTTACTGTTGAATGTTGGGTGTATCAAACAGAAAGAGGACTCAATGGCGTTGTTACTGAAGTTGGTTTATACACAGATGGAGTAATGATTAGGCTTGGAACAATTGGTGGAATTTATGACGCAGTTTATGTAAACAATAATAATATTGGCGGCATTTCAACATATGTTTTATTAAATTCATGGAATCACATTGCCGTAGTTAGAAGTGGAACAAGCGTTACTGTTTATGTAAATGGGGTATCTAGAGCAACAGGCACAGTTTCTGGAACTGTTAACGGGGCTATAGGCGGCACAAGAATTGGCGCACCAATACACACAACAGGATCGGCACAACCTTTTAATGGCTATATAACTGACTTTCGGATTGTCAAAGGAACTGCGGTTTACACAACTACATTTACCCCGCCAACTACACCGCTTACCGCCATTACAAACACATCATTGCTTACAAACATGACCAACGGCGCAATCTTTGACAACGCCATGATGAACGACTTAGAGACTGTGGGTAACGCACAGATTTCTACAAGTGTGGTGAAGTATGGAACAGGGTCTTTGGCGTTTGATGGTGCGGGAGATTACCTTGTTGCGCCATCTAATGCAATATTTAATATGGGGACAGGAAACTTTACAATTGAATGTTGGGCATATCCTCAAACACAACTAGAATCATTTCCAGCTCTTTTTAACTTAACAGGGGTTAATGATTTAAGCGTTGCTTACAATCATGGAGAGGGAACAGCAAATTCATTTTCCATGTTGACTGGTGGAACAAGAACCTCTGCATCAGTCACAAGTTCTGTTAATGCTTGGTATCACATTGCTATTGTAAGAAGCGGAACAACAGTAAC